ACTTTTTTGATAATTACGATATAACAGCTACTTTCGAAGAAGTACCAACATAGAAATATGAGCACTCCTCCCCTAAAAGGCCTTTCTAAAGCCAGCACTTCTCTAACTCAAGGAGCTATCCCCAAAAGGAATGAGGAGATGATGTCGCTAGATCCGACTGCGGTAATCACAATGTTCGAGTTCGATTTTACGGATATTTTATTCGCCAAAAACCTCATTAGCCCAAATGCCCCTGAAGGACTTCGTATTTTTAGAATTCATAATTCAGTCAATCTTTTTAGTAGTACTATTCAGTGGCAAGGGCATTGTTATCTCGCTTGTCCGTGTCACGCTGAAGGCTTCGAAGTGTCCTCAAAAGGGGCTCTTCCGAAACCCAAATTGGGAATTACTTCTACTGATGATTCTCTTCCTGCTTTCTCCGCTTTTAGGGCTCAAATAAAAAAACTAGGAGACCCAAGTGGAGCAACAGTTACTAGGATACGTACTCTGGCTAAATTTCTAGACAGTTCTAATTTTACAGACGACACACAGCCACATGGGTTTGAATCGAACGAGTACGCTGAATTCCCAAGGGATGTTTATTACATAAGTAGGTTAGCACGAGAGAGCAAAGGAGAAATGCAATGGGAATTAAGCACTGTACTTGATTTTGAAAATCTTTTTTTGCCTAAAAGGAGAATGTGGAGCCGAAGATGTTCTTTTGAATATAGGGGAGAAGGATGTTGCTATGAATACAGCAGTGGAGCGCCTAAAATCAAACATTCTTACCCACCTTCCGAAGAAGAAGCACATAAAGGAGCGTCTCTACCCGGATCTGCCCCGCCAAAAGCTAATGTTTTAGATGAAAAATTTGTCGATCTCCTTCAGGGCAGCCTTAGTAACGCAGGAGAATTTAGCATAAACAAACCCTATCGAGCAAAGGAATTTGTATACATAGAAAAAGGTGGAATTCGCTACTATTTTGTCAGATCAGTTACTGGCCCAGAGGGAATAGACGTAACAAATACAAACTATTGGATTCCTGACCAATGCTCTAAAACCGTTAGAGGATGTAAATTGAGATGGGGAACAGAAATTTGTAATCATAACAAAGGTGGAGCCTTACCTTTTGGTGGGTTCCCCGGATTAGGTAGGCTAACCTAATGACTCTTACAAAAGAAATAAAAAGTAAGATCAAAGAGCATTCTTTAATAGAGATGCCAAATGAATGTTGCGGCTTAATAGTCAAAAACAAGAGCACCAGTCTTGTTGAAGTCCACCAATGTAAGAACCAATCGACCTCAAAAAGCACGGGCTTCTCCCTTTCTCCTCGTGACTATTTAAAAGCTTCGAAGACGGGTAAGATCTTAGCTGTATATCATTCTCACCCCAACGACTCAGAAGGTTTTTCACCAATTGATAAAATAAACAGCAAAAATCACAATATTAACTATCTATTATATTGCGTTGGGAAAGACAAATTTTTGGAATATTTCCCCGAAACCCCACAAGAAGAATATACAGGCAGAAGTTTTAAAAAAGATGGTAATAATTGCATAACCATCTTTAGGGAATTTTATAAAAAAGAAGTGGGGTACGATATTCCTAAAAAATTTAATTGGAAAACTATCCATGAAAATTTTAAACCAGTTCTGAAGGGCGAAGCTGTTACCTCGGAAGCACTCGCATTCGCCAAATCAATCGGGTTTGAAAAAATTGAGGTTAATTCCGTAGAAGATTTAGAAAGAAACGATGGAATTGTTTTGTACTCCAAGGAACATGACTTCGTAGCCCATGTTTTGATATATTTAGGTAACGGCAAAGTTCTTTATCAGCCAAGAGATGCTAAATCCCAAATAAGAGATTATGGAAAAGCTTTCCTAAAAGATACAGTGTGTGTTTTTAGAAAAATAAAATAAAATATCATGGTAGAAATAAAACTACATGGAGAATTAGGGGAAAAAGTTGGTAGTCGTTGGGACCTGAGCGTGAAAAGCGTCAGCGAAGCCGTTCACGCTATCGAAATAATGTCTGGACGGAAACTCTTTGATTACCTTTCCGAAAATTCTCTCGACCAAAAATACGAGATCTTAATAAATGAAAAAGAAGTCCGCCTTTCTGAAGAATTAATAAACCCAATCGAAAAGACCATAGAAACTTCAGAAAAATTAATAGAGAAAATTAAAGAATCAGAATTAGTAATCGAAAGAGGCAACTTGAAAACAATTGATATAATACCCGTATTAGAAGGTTCTATGGGGGTTGGGGCGATAGCGGCTGGTATCATCACAGCAGCAGCAGGAGCTATGATAGGGGGAGCAATAGGAGCTGCGTTGTTAATGGCAGGAATAGGGTTATTGGCCTCAGGAGTTATAAATCTCTTGGCAAAGCCACCTGAAATAGCTGAACAGAGAGATGTTCAGACAAGAGGGGCTACGTCTTATCTGTTCTCTGATTACGAAAATACAAATAAAGAAGGAGGCCCCTGCCCTGTTGTTTACGGACGTCTACTCGTTGGTAGCCATGTTATTCAGGCAGCTTATGATACTTATAACATAGATGCAGAGTCAGGAGGAGAACCAGATCTCGTGGAAGATTTACTCAAGGCAGGAATTGATTCGGGTGATGGTATGTTCATGCTGGTTTGGGCCGCAATCGCAACAGGCAACTACGAAACAGTGACTAGAGAACCACAGATAGCTGATCCAGATAGTGGGGGATGGATAGGTTAATACTGAAAAATGATTAAAATATTTAGCCAGCACGGAATCAACACGAGGCTCAGAAAAAGCTATGGAATTTCATCAGCTCTCGTATGGAATCGTATCCCTGAAGAACCAGACGAAGGAGCAATAGGTCAACTTGACGGTGACGGCAATTCTCTGGATAGAGCTATATCATCCACTTTAGTTAAGATTACCGACGTTATCTCCGAAGGAGAAATTAACGGTTTGGTAGAAGGGGAGTTCGTAGGAAAATTTACAGGAACCGTGGACGAATCAAGAGGTCAAATAGGGTGGGACTCGGTGGATTTCGAATCTAACTCAACAATAACGCCTAGCGAAACCAGTAGTAGAACATACAAATGGCTCCCTTCTGTTTATTATAATGACCTTCCAGTTATTAATAAACACGATCAATTTAATTTTCAACAAATTGGCATACAGCAATCTAAAGGATCTCCAGACGGAACTGTCGAGGGCGTAATAGATACACCATTGACCATACACAGGTCAATCGGCGAAAGACTAAGGGGAGGCGGGGAGAGTTTCGCTAAAACATATAGGATAAAGAATAAGGACTGCAAAGGAGTCGCTGTATCAATAAAAATAGTTAATTTATTAGCCGTAGAAAAACAAAGCTCAGAAAAATACGGGGACAAATCCGATACGACTGTAGATTACACTATACAATACCGCCCTATATTTACAAAAGCAGAAAATGCCCGTCGTGGTGCTTCACTATTCACCACAGGAGCGGAAAAAACAATAAAAGGCTACCTCAATCACCCCTATGTACACCAAACCACTGTAACATTCGGTCAAGATTTTTCGAACACAGATGGGTTCTTAGGGTATGAAATAAGGGTTTATAGAGTCACGGAAGACTCAATAACTACAACAGTAATGAATCAGACATATGTTGATTCATTCTATGAAATTTATGGGAATAAATTTACTTACCCTAATACAGCAGTGGTAGAACACAAGTTCCTTGCTGAATATTTTGGGGATAGAGTCCCCAAAAGAACATATGACGTTAGGGGATTAAGAGTAAAAATACCAGTTGACTATGACCCGATTACAAAAACCTATTTGAATGGTGGTTATACTTATTGGAATGGAGAATGGAACAAAAATAAATTTTGGACCGATAACCCTGCTTGGATCTTCTACGATCTTATAACAAACAGAAGATATGGACTAGGGCAATATGTGCATCCTGATTACCTCGATAAGTGGACCCTCTACGAAATAGCAAAATATTGCGATCAACTTGTTGATGATGGATACGGAGGGCTTGAGCCTAGATTTACATGTAATATAGTAATTAAAAACAGAGATGCCGCACATAAAGTCATCCAAGATTTAGCGAGCGTATTTAGGGCAATTACCTATTTTCAAGGAGGAAGCATATTCTTAAGCCAAGACAGGCAAAAGAAACCAGTCTATCAATTTAACAATTCGAATGTTAAGAATGGAGATTTTGTTTACCAGTCTTCCGCCACGAAAGCAAGAAGGACGGTAGCAATAATCAGGTATAGAGAAAAGGTCAACGATTTTGATAGCGAAGTAGAATACGTAGAAGACATAGAGGGAATAAGGAAGTATGGAATTAGAGAAATTGAAATCGCCGGAGTAGGAATAACTAGTAGAGGCCAAGCGATAAGATACGGACAATGGATGCTCCTCACTGAGCAAATGGATCAAGAATCTTTATCCTTCATCACTGGAATGGAAGCTAACATTCTTAAGCCCGGAGATGTAATTTCTGTTAATGACCAGTTTCGCAACACGAAAAGGTACGGAGGAAGACTATCTTTGATTAATAACGTTTCCCCTTCTGGAGATATGTCTTTTAGTGACACCTCTGAATCAGGAAGTGTTCCTCCAGCAGGAGGCTCATGCACAGTTACGCTAGACTCGAAAATAGATCTGTTAACATCATCTACTGACACCTACAGATTCACATTGCTCGTCCCTTCTTATCAATACGATCCTTCTATCACTAATATAACAGCATCTGCCCTTAGTGAAGAAATTAGGAGGTCGCAATTACAGTCAATTGATTTTAATGGAAGTCACATTTCTGTAAACGCTAATGGTAAAACTGAGATCGCTTTACCAAATGGATTTCTTGAATCTGGTTATCAATTAAATAATAGACTTATTTGGAGTATTGAACCAACCGGATCTACTAAAACTGCTTTTTCTGAAAAGTTTAATGTCTCTACTGAATGGAAAGTAATGACTGTCTCAGAAAAAGACAATGAATACAACGTCACTTGTATAGAGTACAACGATGAAAAATTTCAAAGACTCGATGGGACTATCGATTTTGAGCAAGCGGAACCAAGCCCAACGGTATATGCCCCAAATAGCGTATCGCCAACCGCAAGGACGATTACGCAAAACACAAAGGAACTAACGTGGGTCATTGGGCCGGGGAACACAACGAATGTTGAAGGTTATTATGTTTACATTAAAAAAGGAGCTTGGAATGGGGCGGACTTTAAAGAAACAGACTCTGATAGAACCTCGGAAGAAGCAGCTTTAAATTCTCCACCGGATTCTAAATATTTAATCCGCATCCATAGTGGACCGATGGATTTGTCTGGAGAAGGATACATTCCCTCTTCAGACGGTACTTACCATTTTAGAGTTTATTCTTTTAATAGAGTCGGGCTAGCTTCTGATTCTTACGCTTCTAATTCAATTGCTGTTAGTGGGATTAAGCCAATTTACGATACACATATCCATTCTCTAACCTTGGCCGTCGGAACAACTACCATTACCGACGGCGAGATCGACCCCGGAGTCAGAGGGGAAAAAACTCACGACCTTTCGGAACCTTCTGTTTCTTGGGGTATAAGAGTGGCAGGAAAATCAGATATTAAAATCAGGTACGATTATAAAGTTACAATTCGTGAAGTTTCTAACTCTAACGTTCCCAGCCAAAACATCATATTAACATATCAAGGTTACGATAGTTCTAGTACTGATCCGACAAGCGGTACGGGCGAGTATCTTGGTAGTTTGAACCAATTGAGTCAGGGGGAATTCAATTTTGAATTTGATATTAATAAAAACATAAAGGCACTTACTGGAAGCCGTGTTTATTTAAGAGACTACGATATTGTAGTAGAAGCAATTGATTCAAGCGGAGACAGCTCAGCAGGAACCATGTCTGCATCCTCTGTGTCGAACCCTTATGGGTATGATATTTTAGAATTGAACAACCCTAGGATCGGGCGAACTGACATGACGCCGCCTGAGGATTTAGAGGCTTGTCAAGAAGCAAAAGGACAAGGGGGGTCAGGTTTTTGTTCTGATCAATACATGGACGCATCGGGAAACGTGTACATCGCATACACCGACCATTCGCCAGAAAAGGCAACGCAAGATTTAACTGTAAAAGGTGGATTACTATTAATCAGTAAAGAGCCATTCGAGACCAGAAACCAAAACGATAACCTAAATGCAAACATCAAAAGTGAAACATGGAGAGAGGATAATGGTATTGAAACAGTAGTTTTTCTTAATAGTTCTCAAGCTCCAAATAAAATTTCAATTATCGCTGGCTTTATTGGTTCAGAAGCGCATATAGCGGTAGCTTACACCGATGCCTATGACGAAAGAATAAGAGCCGAAAAAGGAGAATCATACGTATTAGATCTTCTCTTCGATCAAATATCAAACACACAAGTAATAGAAATGCGAAGTGCTATCATTGGTATGTTAGGAGGCGGGGGATATACGGCATTCATAGCTGGCGAATGGTCGGGATGGGGAGGAACGATTACCAATGTCAGGGCTCAAAATGGATTAGAGCTAGTAAAAACGAAACAATATACCACATGGGACGACCCAAAAAGCAGCCAATATGAAACAAAAGGCCCTATTCATAGAGAGTTTTTTGCACATGGTCTTACTTGTGCACTACAATCTTACTCAACTCCTTTTGCGGGGGCGAATTATTCACAACACGATAGACCACATTTTTTGGCGGTTCTTGTTAGCCACAGGCAAACGTCGGCTTATAGATCCTCTACCCACCCAAAGATTTATGGCAACAGAGAGGGTTGGTATCAAAAATGCAAGGACAACTATACGATTTTTAATCAGCAGCGAGTTAAAAACGGGCGAGGTACTATTACGCCTGATGTACCAAGGTGGAACAGGGGGGGAGCTAGTGAAGCTTGGGGACACGAAGCTAATTGGAACAGATGCATAGAATCTGCTTGGGTATTGTACTTCAAATTTACAGAAGGTATGATGCCTACTAATAGATATTACGTCCAAACTATCCCTCCGATAATGTGGACTGGCAGTACAAATAATAATAATCCCTTTGCTACTGTAGGTGTAAAATATTTCGATCTTACCACCGAGACTGGGTATCAAAAATATCTTTCAAAACTAGATCATGTGGCAAATGAACGGTTTGATATGACTACTGGGTACAACGGGAGATGGCGAGGTGATAGAAACGCTTGCGGCATACAAGTGGACCCCGGAGTGGGAGTGGCTCAAGCTAGAGATGGTTTCGCCATTAAGATACAAGTTTCTCTTTGGGATTATTATAGTTACGCTAGACAAGCTTTCTATTGTTTAAATGGAGAAAGAATAGACAAAGGGCAACAAATTTTCATAGGGGTAATGTCAGGAGAACAAGAATGAGCATACAAACTTTAGCAGTTAACTTTAATAACGGGTCTAGCTTATTGATAAATTTAAAAGAAGGGCAAAATAAAGATTACGTTCAAAAAAACATATCCAAAATCCTAACAGAAATAGACGAAGATCCAAATTTAATAACCCAGTGGGAAGTTTTAGATGAAGTAACGATTAAAGAACACGACCCCTACCCTTTAAAAGGTGCTTTTTTAAGCGAAGAAAAAGGGGATCTTAATAAACCCAATATCGAGACGCCCCCCAAAAAAACCCACAAACAAAGGAAACAGGAATATATAGGGTCTTTTATGGAATATAGAGACGACATCTTCAAAGACTTGGATTATAGATTCTTAAGGTGTCTTGAAGAGCAAGGGTTCGAAGAAAAAGAGACTCTAATTAGAGAAAAAAACTTCTACAGAGATCTGCCTTTTTTTATTGAAAAATGGGGGTTCTGGAAAATGGATTTAGAAAAAGCTTTCCGATTTAATCCATATGGAAACGTCTTAATCATGGAGATTACCGACAAAGGCTCTGGATATATTGAAGAACCAAATCTCCTTTTTTCAAGCCCTTTAGAGGAGGACGGGGGAGGCTCAAAGCCAATAGTTCAAACAAGAATTGATAATGGAGAATTAGTAGATATAATAATTGTAGACCCCGGACACGGTTATTCAATCCCTCCAAATATAACGGTAACAGAACCTGAGTCAGAAAACGGAATTAGAGCAAAAGTAACTAGTAAAATAAGCTTCTATTTTGAACATTCGTATGTGGAACAAGAAGAATAAAACAAGAACACTAAACAACATAAAATTATGTCAAAACAACTTGATTACGTAGCGTCGATAATAAAGGGAACCAATAGAGCAATTGGAGAATCTGAAAATGATTGGGTAACAGTTAGGCCGGGAAGTTACTTAAAATTCGAAAACGATCATGGTCATTACGTTGTAGCCAGCTCAAATGAATTTTTTTATATAAAAGATTTTACCTGTGACGATCTCGTTCGTATTAGACTCGAAGAAAATGTAGGAGGTAATTTAACTCGTTCTGACGTGGTTAAAATAACCTATAAAGAATATGAACTTAAATTACTTATCAACATAATAAATAAAGGGTCTGGTTTTTGCTTAGAGGATAATGTGCTTCTCCCCGGAGAACTATCTGTGGATATTAATGATAATTTAACAGATCCATGTCACCTTGTGGTTACCGAAATTAACGAAGAAGGAGGAGTGGAAAAATTAGAAGTCGTCAGTAAAGGCAAATATTTAACCCAACCAGACTCCGAAATTCTTACTGTTTCAGATGCAAAAGGAGTCAACTTAAAAATAAAAGCTGAATATCAAGAGAAGCCACAAAGAGCCACGATAGAAAAGACTATTAAATCAGTCGAAAGACAAGATGGCCATTCCTACGCAACGCTTCTCTACCCGTTACCGAAAGGCGTTGCCAAAGGCAAGGTATCTATCCGGAAATGGGAACTATTTTTATCTTCAAGTTATGCTGGCGAAACTAAATTCGACGAAATTTGTCATATAACAAGAGATTTCACTCCGAACCTTAAACTTCCTTTGATGAGCGAAGGAGGAGGCAATAAAGAAATGGCTTTCAACGAAGCGATATCATTCCTCGACGCTAAAGTGGGCTATCTCGAAAAAAGAATAAAGTTATTAGAAGGAAAGGCTGAATAAGAAATTATTCGTACTTTTCTTTAGATAATAGGCCAAATGGTCTTTGCTCTCTATTGATAATATCAAGTACTGAACTTTCTATTATTTGACCAAATTTTTTGCCGTCTTCCTGTGACATATTGTTGAATAAGCCTTCGCCTTCTCCTCCTCGACTTGGACTTCCTGTAGAAGAGGATGAAAAATCAGTTCGAGTCTTTGAGTCGCCATTTGAAGCTACGTTAACTGAAATACTAATATTATTAGTAGTCCCCCCAGACCCGGTGTTTTGTGGAGTTTGTTCTTTTCGGCTGGAGGTATTATTAGGAGAACCTTCCCTCAATTCGTTTCCATACTCTACTGCCTTTTTCACGTCCTCAGTAACACTAATCAACTCATCCAGATCGATCCCGCCCATTGCTGGAGAAGAGCTTCCCTTGCCGAGGTCTTCTCCAACTAAACCACCAGCCTGACCAAAGGCTGGGCTCATGCCGCCTTGATTCAACTGATTTAAGAAATTAACACCGTAGCCTTGTCTGCCTAAATTATCCACGGCATCTCTGTTTAAAACATATTCTCCGCCCATTAACATCGCTGGGTGAACATCTGCGGCAGTGCCCCCAATAGATCCGCCATTTGCTAACTTTAAATCCTCCCACCAATCAGGTTTATATAAAAGGTTTTGACCTCCTCTCCTATTTTTTCCTCTTCCGCCCAAGTCTATTTTGCCAGCTTGGCCGAATCCTGACCTCGGAAGCTTCATGGCTCCCTGATTTGCTTTCGAAAGTTTCAAACCGCCACTCACGGTTGGACGATTTAATTGGTGGTACAACCGAGTGTTTCTTTTTTCCTGCATCTTCCGGAGCTTTTCTTGCATCTCCTTCTGTTTCCTTTTCCGGATCATGTTCGGTATCGTTATGTCAGACAAGCCTGACATAAGACCAGTGAGTCCTCCGCCTATTGCCATGTTTCCCCGTGCTGTATGTCTTTCCTCTCTAGTGCCACCGCCAAGTTGTCCGGCTAAATATCCAGCAGTAGCACCCGTTAAGGCTCTGCCTGTAACAGTTCCAAACATCTTACCCAAAAGCCCCTGAGGCTGACCGAGTTTTGTAGCAGGGTCACCCAATGAGGCCAGTCCGCCAGCTTGACCTCCAAGACCCCCCAGTCCTGCTTTCATAGCTTGCGCCCCAGTTAAAGATTGTCCTCCGCTACCCCACCCTACAGGGGCACTAGGGCCATAAGATCCATCTGTTTGTAAGTATTGAGTTGTTCCGTCTGGCCCCGCAACAGATGACGCCCCTCCCGCCGCCGTTTGTGCCGCTTGGCTAGCCATCGCACCTCCTACCGTCAAAGCTCCACTTATAGCTGCGCCAATTACTCTATTCCTTTGACCCCTTCGGAATTCCTCCATCGCTTTTCTATGTTCCTCAGCTCTCTCGTACAGGTAATGTTTATAATCATAGAAAGCCGCCTCACGTTCGTAATATTTTTGAATTTGAGGATTACTAGAATCTTTATCTTTCGCTATTGTAGACATCCTTGGGTCATTTATTAACCTCATCATTGATGGTTTCTTAGGATCATTCCAAGCTACCCTATGCTCTCCTGTGAAACTAGCTACACCACCTCCTGCAAAACCACGAATCATTCCTCCTTGATTCATTTTATCTAAATTATCATATCCTAATCTCTGGGCAGCAGATTTACGCATTACATATTCACCGCCTTGCATTTGAGCAAATACGTCGTCCTTAGTCCCAGATCCCCCTCTTACACGGCCTCCCTTTTGATACTTCGGAATAAGCCCCCCCTTGTTCCAAAGCCTAATCCCCCCTTTGTCTTTTGAGGGACCCATGGTCATGGCGAAAAGGCTATCCATCCCGCTCTTTACAGATGCATCGAGCATTGTCTGCATGATGGAAGAGAACATGCCTTTAAGGGCATCCCTTGCCTTCATAGATCCGTCCATCCATGACTTGAAAGCACTACCCATTTCGGTCTTCATAGTGGATGTAAGGTCAACCACTAGATCCTTCATCTCCTGCATATTATCCCTGAAGTTTCGAGCGAATTGACTAGTGAATAGATCACCAAAGTCTTTGCTTATGTCGAAAGTGCCAGTGTTGACTTTCCCTTGCATGTCCGCCTCTACTTGGGCTCCATATGCGGCCCCGGATGTTCTGCCAGCCTTAAATTGTTCCCTACTCAAAACTCTTGCTGCGGCTGCTGCGGCAAACTGAAAGGATTCTTGAATAGTATAACCCGCTTCCTTTGCTTCGAGCATATGGTCCTTCATTTCTCTAGCTAATTTTGTCTTAGCAACTTCTTCACTGATACCAATATTCGCCATATTCTCTATCGAGTTGTTCATTAATGCTCTGAATTGAGGGGTGTTGAGGTT